GCACGTGGGTGTGCCTTCAAGTGTCGTATATCGACATAAGTTGTTACAGGGTGACTTCATGTAGGGTATCCCTTTTTTTTATATAAAAAAAGATGTTAACAAAGCATGTTAACAATTTGTTGACAGAGTTTTCAGACGAAAAGAACCAGAGCCGTATATAATACGTTATCATCTAAAAGATGTGTAGTTCTCGTTTATCAGTATCAGGTTAATGATCTCACTACTAACCTAGCTTTACACAGATCCCGGATAATGGAGAGTCCTAGCTAATGTACTGTTTATCTCATTTGGTCACTACTACCGCATGAAGGGCTGGCTCACAGGCCCCGTATTCATATTGTGACATAGTTTAATTTTATTTGCAAGTTATAAAAAGTTTTCTTGACATAGATATACATTAGATATACACTATGATGATAGAGGAAACATACGGTGTAGGTTTTTACATCTCCTACACAGTCTCCTATAACCTCTATATTATTAGTTGGATAGAGGGGGCGTAGTGGTCCCCCTCGCTTTTAAGGAAGAATGATGTTTGAATATGTATTAGTTGTATACATGACAATGCAGCAACCAGAATATGTAGGACATTTTGTAGATTGTACACGAGCCAATGAGTATGCAATGAAGCATTATAAAGAAGCAGAGTATACCAGTTGCTTACATGAAGATTATATACACTTACCATTAGGTTTAATTAAGAAGGAAATAAAATGAGTAACAATGATGGAGTTGGTCCAGGAGGTAAAGGTGATAAACCTAGACCTACAGACAAAAAGAAGTTTGATGAAGGCTGGGAAAGAATCTTTGGAAAGAAAGAAAAGAAATGAGAGTGTTAATTGCTTGTGAATTTAGTGGTGTAGTCAGAAAAGCATTTGCTGCTCGTGGCCATGATGCATGGTCATGTGATTTAGAACCCACTGATATTCCTGGTCAACATTATCAAGGTGATGTGATGGATATAATTAATGATGATTGGAATTTGATGATTGCACATCCGCCATGTACCTATTTAACAGTTACAGGAAATAAATGGTTTAAACCTGAATATAAAGATCGATTTCCTACAAGACAACAAGATAGACAAGATGCAATTAATTTCTTTATGAGTTTAGTCAATTCCCCAATAGAAAAAATAGCAATAGAAAATCCTATTGGTATTATGAGTACAATGTATAAAAAACCTAATCAAATTATTCACCCATGGCAATTTGGACATGAAGCAAGTAAGTCTACTTGTTTGTGGTTAAAAGGATTAGATAATCTAAAACCAACTAATATTGTAGACAAAGGTGAATTTGTAACTTATAAGAGCGGTAAACGTATGACTAAGTGGTACGCAGATGCTGCAAGTAAACCACCTAAAGAACGTGCTAAGATTCGTAATACAACATTTCAAGGCATAGCAGATGCTATGGCAGAACAATGGGGCTGATATGGTCAAACTGTCATATATGACACTACGCGAATTCTATAAACTCATCTGTAATGAGTTCAACGATGGTGAACCGTTGGAATACAAGTTTACCGATCCAAGTGGCTATTGGAAAATGACTAAGGGTTATACCGGGCATGGCATGAAGCAGATAGGTGCCAAGCAATGGTTAGACATGATTGAGTTTTGTAAACGAGATGTAGAAGCCGAAAGTAAAGCAGAAATACGGAGTCGTGGACGTCCGACGAAAAAAGTCCAAAACAAATATGTAGGAGACTTATATGAGTAGAAATAGTGACGGATATTTATGGGCGATGATTATTGTGGTATTTAGTTTTGCAGCCATTATTGCAATCCTAGGAACACATAAGAAAGCTGAAATACTTGTAGAAGAGATTGTTCCCTTTGAAGTAGATGAATTGTATATTGAAGATGCAGAGCCTCTACCTGAAGTCACAATCGAAGCAGAAGTATTCCCAGAAGAGTTACCAGAAATATTACCCCCGTTGTATGAAGAACCATTACCACCATTACAAGGAGAAATAAATGAGTGAATCAAAACCATTTCTAGTACGACTGACTCCATTAAGTCAAGAGTTACTAGCAAAAGCAGCAAAAGAAAACGAAGTGACTAAAGCCAGTTTAATTAATGATTCAATTAAAAACTATTTAGGTAAAGACATTCACAGAAGACTGGATCAGTTAAAGTGAAACCCACTGTAAAATATGTATTACCTTACCCACCAAGTGTGAATAACTATTGGCATGCGTCTGGTAAAAGGCGATATATCTCTCCAGCTGGGAAAAAATTTACCGAAGAAGTGGCAGTCAATGTTTATGAGCAAGGCTACAAACGATTCGGTGATAAGAGTTTAGGTATTAGTGTAATGATACATCCTAGATCAAAAAGAATATTTGACCTAGATAACACACTAAAAGCAATATTAGATGCATTAATGAAGGCTAACGTGTATGATGATGATAGTCAATTTGAATACATTGAGATTGCTAGAGGTGAAGCAAGGGATGGTGGCGCAGCTGTCGTCCATATTTATGAACTAGAAAAAGAGGAATTATAATGGCACAAGATAATGGGTATCAAGCAAAACCGGGTTCAGGTTCTGTATTTAAGAATGATCGTAAAGAACAAGATTGGCATGCCGATTGGCGTGGTAAGATCTTAATGCCGGACGGCACAGAGCATTACTTAGATGTGTATGACAACGTGAGTAAAAGTGGCGTTGAGTACCGGACAGTGCGAATTGGTAATCCTGTGGCGAACAAAGGTGGGCAAGCACCAGTACGTAATTCGCAGCCAGCGAATCAGGCTGTGTCCTCAGATCAGTTAAATGAATTAGAAGACGACTTACCTTTCTAATGGCTGAGAAGAAAGTTAAAAACAAAAGTAAACCGATTCCAAGTCTTGCCGGGTATGGGGGTGTCAGAGCCTTGCAAAAGAACTTGGAGCGGTCTACGACATTAGCAGCAAACAGAGAAGCTGTCTCCTACACGCTTCTCAGTATTGCTAATACTAAACCAACAGATATTATGGAGTGGGATAGTGAAGGTAACATTAAGGTCAAGGCAAGCAAGGATATTCCTGAGCATGCATTACAAGCTATCAAGAGCATTAAGACTGTTACCAAGACCGATAAGGAAGGTAATAGTTATACAACTATTGATATTGAGCTTTGGGATAAAGTGGGTGTTTTAAGAATCTTAGCGAAAGCATCTGGATTATTAGACAGTCCTGACGAATCAGACAAGCCATCTGTGATTGGCATTAACGTAAAAGCACCGGAGACAACAACATATTATGAAGAACCTAAACAGTCAATCGAGACAGAAGTTTCTGAAGATAGTCGAGGAACAGAAGGACAAGATGAAGGACTTTGATAAACATACTGCATGGATTGACAAGATACTAAAAGCACCAGAGAAACATTTTGAAATTGTGGTAAAATTTGCACAAGACGCACAAAAAAGATTAGGAAGAAAAAAAGATGAGTGACTTAAAAGATGTCCAAGTTGGTGGCGACCATTATAAGCGACATGCCATTCAACCTATAGACATTATGCAAGAGTATTTATCAGACGAGGCCTATGAAGGATTCTTGAATGGTAATATCATAAAGTATGCACTACGCTGGAAAGACAAGGGGGGTGTTGAGGACTTGCGGAAGTTACAACATTATGTTGCTTTTTTAGTTAAACACATGGAGACTAAAGATGGATCTCAAACCAAAGATTGAGCAACTGCGTGAAGAGTTTGCCATGGCACATCTCAATAACTCAAGAGTCATGGAAATTATTGATTTGCTATGGAAAGAGAATCAAGAACTCAAACGCATGGTGACAATGCAGTTTAAAGACATCGACGATGAGCAATAAAAAAGAACGTAGTAAGAAAAGCCTAGCGGGTCCGGGCATTGATCTTGATTTCAGTGGCGCACTGACGACCTATAAGTTTCTACAAAGCAATGCTTTTGTTAGAGGCTTGATGGGTCCTGTAGGTTCGGGGAAGTCCTACGCGTGTGCTGCTGAAATTATGATGCGAGCCGTTAAACAAAAACCATCACCTGTTGATGGCATTAGATACACCAGATTTGTAATTGTCAGGAACTCTTATCCAGAATTAAAGACGACAACCATTAAGACATGGCAAGAGTTATTTCCTGAAAACACTTTTGGTCCGATGTTATATACACCTCCGATTACACATCACATACGCCTACCCTCCCGAGGTGATGCCGCTGGCATCGATTGTGAAGTAATCTTTTTAGCATTGGACCAACCTAAAGACGTACGTAAACTATTGTCACTTGAGTTGACAGGAGCGTGGGTAAATGAGGCAAGAGAATTACCAAAGGCTGTTATTGATGGTCTCACTCATCGTGTTGGTCGATATCCAACGCAACGGGATGGAGGGCCTACTTGGCACGGTGTGTGGATGGATACTAACCCCATGGACGATGACCACTGGTGGTTTCGTTTAAGTACAAAAGAACCGATCACAGGAAAATATGGATGGGACTTCTTTCAACAACCGGGTGGAGTCGTAGAAGTATCACCGGAGAACTTACCTGAGAATCCAGAAGCGAACGATCATATCTTTGCTGGTGGTCGTTGGTGGAAAGTAAATCCTAAAGCAGAAAATGTACGTAACTTACCGGGTGGATATTATAACCAGATGCTAGGTGGTAAAAACCTAGATTGGATTAGATGTTACGCTGAAGGTAAATTTACATACGTCCAAGAAGGACGACCTGTATGGCCAGAATATGATGACCAGTTAATGAGTTCATCAGAAGTGGAATACGATCCAACGCTACCATTGCACATAGGATTAGACTTCGGTTTAACACCGGCAGCCGCAATCGGGCAACGATTAGCTAATGGCCGTTGGATTATTCTACATGAGATTGTTACAGAAGATATGGGGCTTGAACGATTTGGTCAGCAGTTGTTGGCTGAGATCAATGCACGTTATCCAAAAGCACAAGTGTTAGTGTGGGGAGATCCAGCCGGTATGCAACGAGATGCGATCTATGAAGTCACTGCATTTGATTACTTACG